GTGCGATTTTTTCGAGACCCCCCCACGGTTGGCCATAGATAACTATGACAGCATCTTTGTTGAAACGATTGTTTAATAAAGATTCGCATAGAATCAAGTTCAACGTTTCTATTAATATTATTTTTTATTGTTTGATTACTTTTACGTATTCAACAAGTTCTCCTTTTTTATTTATTGAACCAGTTTTAATTAATTCTTCAATACCATGTTCAACACTGTCAAAGACTTCTTGATCACTCATCGAATCACTAATAAATGTTACTTTTGCTAGGCGACCACAAGTGTTGTAACCAGCGTTTGTATCAAATAGTAACCATTGTTCCCAATGTGTGAATGGATCATAAGGATTGTCTGTTGTTGTAACTCTTATTTCTTTATTATTGTTCATAGACTTATGCTCCTTTCAACGTTGTTGTAACAGTTGTTACTGATACACCTAATGCTTTGGCTATTTCTGCAGTTGTATAGCCAGATTTAGCCATGTTTTCTATTCTTCTTATCTTTGCTGGACTCAATACAACGGTTGATCTAGGCATAGCAAACTTTCTAAGTATGTCTATATTAGCATTAGCCATTATTTGTTCCAACTTGTGAGTACTGATAGCACCTGCTTGAATGGCATCCCATTCTAATTGTGTTATCTCAATCTCTCTTCTAGCAGCACCAACTTTTATTCTTGCTCTACTTAACTCTTGTTGTCTTAGTTTCTTTTCCTCTTCATTACTCATGTGAGGGTTGTCTTGTTTTTTAACCTTAATAATTGAGGCTGCAATTGTTTGAGCTTGTCTTTCTTTTGGTGCATTTAGTAATGCAATGTTTAGTTTTCTATCTAATGAATCTACTTGGTCTCTATACGTTTCCCTAGCTGATGCGGAGTAAGGTATATTAACTATGGTCAGAGTAGCCTTTCTTGCTTCATTACCTAATGCTTTCAATTGATTAGCATAGGCTGCATAAGCTTCTTCTTGTGGAGTTCCAGATGATAGAGTTCTTGCATCTGTAGTCTCAGCCATCTTAGTTGAATAGATGGTTGCCTGAGCTGTTTTAATCTTTTCATTTGTGACCTTGACATACTTACCAGTCTCATCCTTGTAGAACAAGTCTCCATCTTTTACAACAACAGAGGCTTTCTTACTTTCCCCAGATGGAGTTTTATACAGTGCTGTCATATACTCTCTATTTGTGTATGTGTAAAGTTTTTCTCCTGTATCTGGATCGAAATAACGAGTTCGTTTGTCTTTTTCATTATAGAAGGTGTTAGTTTTCTCATCTAAATAAATTTTATTATCTGGGTCAACTAGTACTAAAATATTACCTGTGTCTTTTGCAACATAGGCACCAAGCTTACGTTCACCAACAACCTGTTTTGATTTAGCTTTTGAAATAAGAGTTGCTGCACCCATATGGTGTTTACCAAACTCATCAATTTGTGACTGGTATTTCTTATGTAGTGCTTTTATTCCATTGTCTATTTCAGATTGTTTGTAATCCAATTTATGCTTGTTTGCATCGATTATAACCATTGAATGTTTTACGGCTCTCGCTAATTCTTCATTAGTAGCACCTATAAGTGTCATGTCTGTAATTAGATTCGAAATTACACCCATTTGAGTTTGGGTAGACGATTCTTTTAATATAGAATATTCTTTTCCGCCTCTAAAATAACGTTCTTCACCCTTAATCATTCTGATTTCGTCAGCACCATAAGCTAATTTAGTATCAAAACCTTCTAAATCTTTTAATGGTGGTGACGCTTTTATTTTTATTCTATCACTAATTGGTATAACCATAACTGTGTCACCATCAAAGTCTGCACCCGACATTATGGAAGCAACTTTTGAATTTATACCAATAGCATCTGAGGGTTGTGATGTCATAATATCAATGCCCTCTTTGTTACGATTGTTTACTTTTAATAATGGAATTTCGAATGTTCCACCATGAGGATATCTAACAAGAGCAACTTCTGAACCATCTTCTAAATGTGGTGCATAAACCTCATTATCTTTAAGAGAGTTTACTGGAAGGATTACTTTGTACTTAGCTCCTGGTAAACCTGCTGCTTTTAAGTTAACCGCTGCCGCATCACAATCATCTGCAAAAGATATCAATAAAGATTTTTTTACCGTTGGATTAGTTAACGACATTATTTCATCATATTCACTAATTTTATCCTGCATTGAAATATCTATTTGTCTATTGATTAACTTTTGTGGTTGTTTAGATAGAAACTGTGCAGATATCTCTTTAGACCATTCACCCCAATCTCCTTCATCGGCTCTTTTATTAATCACTGAAAGTTGTGGGTTACCATCCTTATCAATATACATGGATTGACCGCCATTTTCTTTGATTGTTGAACCAAAAGGATTGTCGGGATCATCTTTTATTTTCTTCATTGTATCTAATTTCGGGGTTCCTTGTTTTTTATTAGTATTAAATATAACATCAACTCCATCAGGCATGTTATCAGAATATATTGCCATACCCTTCAAATAATGATCATTATCAACTAATATACGAACTTGTGAATAATTAGATGTTCCTAACGAGATATCATCAACACCTCTTCTTAATTCAATAACACCATCTCTATCAGATCCACCTTCTTCTGCATATCTTACCATGATTCTATTAGAGTCTAAACTGGCTGGATATTGAAATGATGGTTTTAATGTTTTCCCATCATCGTAAGATGTTACATCAGATACTGAATTAATTTTTTCATAATTATAAATTTCTTTATGTGGAGTTCCGGGTGGGCATAATACTTTTAGTGTAGTCAATTTACCCTTGTTTGTTGCTTGTGGAACTCTATTACCATGGACAACATATCCATCTAATTTTAAGATTTCAATTGCTTGATCCATCTTTTCTTTAGACACATTTAATTGTCTTGGTACACCAACACCAATATCAATCATACCTCGTTCATCAACAAGGGTTCTTAGAGTGTTAGCTAAATCTTCTGCTAAATTCATTCTTACCTTAGAATCATTATTTAATAGTGATCTTACTGTTGATTCGCCTTTTAGACCAAGTCTATCAGCAATTTCAACATTACTAATACCTTCTTCTTTTAATGTTCTAACCTTAGAATATAAATCATTTCTTCTTTCTCTTTTTGCAAGGGATTGTAAAGCTCTTAAACGAGTACTTGACATACCTAATGAATTTGCTATTTCAGCTTCGGATAATCCTTGATTTTTTAGCTCATCAACTCTACTTAAAAAGTCGCTGCTTCTTTGGTATGGTGAGTCACCACTTCCCCAAGGATATCTTCCAGAGTGTCTGGGGGTACCGTAGTGAAGTAACTCTAATTCTAATTCTTCATCAGTTAATTCATCTTTTTCGTCAAAGTCGTTCATCTTCTATACTCCCTTTCTAAATATTTTAAAATCAATTTGTTTTTGGATACTATTAAATTCATTACACCTTCCACTTCAGTTGGTTCGGGAACTAGTAATAGTATTTCACCATTTTGATATATACGAAGTTCTGTTGTATAATCAAACGGACTCTTTTTGTATTCTAAATAAAATAAAGCGGCATATATCATTAGTTGATCCATTTTTACAGGTGTTATACCAGACTTAAAATCATTTATTCTTAATATCTTATCAAATTCATTAAATGCTATTGCATCGGCTGTACCAAAACAATAATGAGAATAATATAATATTACTTCTGGTGTCATTCTATAACCAATTGCATCATTTACAAAAGGTAATAATGTCTGTAAAATAACTTCTGAATCGTATGCCGCTTTTGGTATCATTAGTTTACTTAAAGCTACATCAATTATTTTTTTGTCATGCTTTGCTAACTTGATTCTGTTTGCGATTAAATCTTTTGCCAACACATGTAATTCGGTACCTATCATTTGTGAGTATTGACCATAATATCTTTCTTCAAGAATCTCATCGGTCCATCTTAACCAGTGATAAGTGCTCGCTCCTAGGAACGCATGTTGTCCTTCTAATTTTGAGTGATCATTAAACATCATTTTTCTAAGTTCTCCTTATCTTCTTTGAAATTTTTAACGTGTTTGTGTAATCTGTTAAAGACTTCATTTTCATTTTCAGGGTGTATAAAACTTGAGAAGCTCATTTTATTATGCTTATCTACATAATATGGTTGATTTGCTTGTTTATTGGCTTTTTCATAACCCTTTGTTTCTAATGTTGCCCATGTTATTGGACATAAGATTAATAAATCTGGACTTCCTTGAATTTCGTTTGGATTTAACTTACGAACTTCACACTGTGGGAATTCCTTTTTTAATTTCTTTTTAACAACGGATTGATAACCATTTTTACCAGTTTCTCTCATTATTATAGTCCTTCCTTCTTTTTAATAAAATGTAAAAATAAATGTGAATGTTTATTTTCGGCACTTTACTCTCTTCTCTCCATAAAAGACTATGTATTATTTGCGAACTTTTAAAAATCGTTTTCTAAGAACTTATATTGTTTAATATGTTCTGGAATAATCCTAACGATAGTACCTTGTTCATCAATTGTTAATTTAACAAACCAAGCACCACTTTCATTTGCAATTCTTTTTCTTTTCATCCAAGATGATTGTGCCATCATTGATGGGACTTCAAAATAATGAATGTTTCTATATGGGAAATATAAAGCTTTATGATGATGTCCAACAAATAGAATATTTGGTTTATCACCACCACTGATTGAATCCATATATTTTTGTCCACTATAAGAGATTGCATATGACGAACCATCTAATGGGTGAAAAATATCCATTCTACAATTTGGTGTTAAGTCAATTTTAGCGTGACCAATACCAAGGTATTCAAAATCATTATAACCTAAATCTCTTCTACCTTTAGCTATTGCTTTACCAATATCAAAACCACCATTTTTAATATGAGTTTCATCATGATTTCCCAAAATCAGATGTGTCATAATACCTTCTCTATATGGCCAATTATTAATAACATATTCTGCTTGTTCGTCAGCACCAATTATACCAGGCATTAATTCAAACACATGTTCTGGTCTATTCTTATAATATCCATCAACAATATCTCCTCTTATGTGCTTCATCATAAATAAATTCCGTAAACGATTTCTGTTGTTTTTTACTTCCCCAATGAGAACACGATATCACAACAAACTCAAATTCTGTTTTGTCACCTATTGAATGATTATAGACTTTGGTTTCTGAATAAGGTTTCTTATCAATAAAATATAAATTGTCATACTCGTTGTGTTGGACTATATGCCCATCTAATTTTAACGAGTGTATTAGACCATAAATCTGGATTTCATCTACTTCTAAAAATTTAGTAATATCTTCCATAGATTTTGGTTTTGTTATAAAGTTTCTTAATTTTTGTTTTTGATCAGAGACATTTAATATAATGGATTCTTGTTCTATTAATTTCTTATTTAATCCATTTTTAAGATTTGGGATTTCTTTTTCTTCGGTTCTTGCTAACTTAATTCCTGGTGAACCATATTTTTTTATTCTCTTTATAGCCGTGTCATATTGACTCTTCCATTGTCTTGGTGATAATCCTGTTTTAAAGAAGTCATTTAATTCTGCTGCTATAAATATCCATCTTTTCTGAACATGTGTTTTTTCTCTATGATCTTTTACAACCTCAAACACCTTTTTAAAATCTTCATCTGACTTTACATACATTGTACATCCTCCTGTTTGTTTGGGTATTTACCCTGTATAATATCAAAATGTAAAAAGATATGAAATATCAACCATACGGCATTTCTATCTTTCCCCATAAAAGACCATGTATTACTTGCGATTATCGATTTGTGTCAAATGTCAAAAATTTTTCTATATTATTTTAATATAAATATTTTATTTTAAATTAAATATATAAAAAAAGTGACACAATTGACATAAAACCACACACTCCCCGTAAAGTTTACCTAAACAAGGCCATTTTTTACCTAAATAAGCCCATTTTTTATGTCAAAAACTTTCGCAAAAGTGACACAAAAGTGACACAAAAGTGACACAAATGACATTTTTTCACGGGCAGTGTTCAATTTTCAAAAATATCAATAAAAAATAATTGACATAATCATAAAAATGACACAAAAGTGACACAAAAAGTTTAGGTAAATTTTACGGGCAACGTTTGGTCGATTTTTGCCTTGTTTGCGTAAATAAAA